GTGCTCACCAGCAGGGCAAAATTGGTGTTATCGGTGCTGCGTTCGGCGTAGCTATGCCCGTTAACCGTGATTACCGGGTCACAACCGCCGGTGGTCTCCATGATGACCTCGCCACCGGGGCACATGCAGAAGGTTCTAACCCGGTCATCAAAGCTTTGGGAGCGGAACTCCAGCTTCGACTCGTAGAGGGCATCGGTCAAATCGGCCATTACCGCCACTGGCACCTCCACCCTGACCCCAACGTCCACCGGGTTACTGTGCATGGTCAGTTTAAGCCGCTCGGCTTCTTTGACCAGCCAGTCGGCCCCTTCCCGGCCCGGAGCCAGAATCAGGTAATCACAGTCAAATCTGTCACCGGTCTCGGTTTCGATTCCTTTGGCTTGGCCATTTTTAACAGCGATGTTGCCGGCCTCTGTCTCCAGCCTGAACTCTATATGCGGCCTTAGGTTATCCCACATCGATTTGAGCACCGAGCGGCAGTGCTCAGTGCCCAGGTGGCGGACGGGCACCGGCACCAGCTTTAGTCCCGCCAGCTTAGCCTTGTTCTGCAGCTCATCAAGCTTCCCTTGAACGCCATAAAGCTTACCCGGGGCGCCGAACTTGAGATATATATTGTCAATATACTTGATAAGGTCTTCAGCCTCATTTTCGCCGAGGTAATTGCTCAGCCGGCCGCCGACCTGTGATGACAGGGTTAGCTTGCCGTCGCTGAAAGCACCGGCCCCGCCCAGACCGCAGACCAGGTTGCAGAGGGGACAGGGAGGACAGGGCTGGCCGGTGTCCCGAGCCGGGCACTGGCGCTTGTCAATGTCCCTCCCCTTCTCGATGAGCAGGATATCGAGGTTGGGAACCTTGGCCAGCTCCAGGGCGGCAAAGATAGCCGCCGGACCGCCGCCGACGATGATGACATCGTATTTCTTGGTCATTTTGACAAACCAAGCCATTTTATAGCCTCTGGCGTTGGCCGTCAAGAATCAGGTATATACCGCCACCACCACGGCGTCTTTGGCGTTGTGCTCGTCAAAGAAGATAACCGCCACCTTTCTGCCCAGCGCCATCTCGGCGGCGGGCAGGTTACGCGCCACGGCCACGTCTTCCAGGTAGACCTTGTAGCTGCCGGTAAGCTGGACGGTGGCGGTATAGTCCCCCGAGTCAAAACTCTTCAGCACTGCTTTTCTCAGCCTCATCTTAAGTCTCCTTTTATACTCCCCCCAGTAATAAACGCTGTTGATACTCTCCGCGGCGCGGGCTATAGACCAGGGTCAGCCCGGTTACTCTCCTCTTGGCGGCGGCCAGCCCGGCCCGGCCATCGGTGATGGCAATGACATCGTAGAGCTGCTGGCCGCAGTTGACCGGCACCAGGATAGAGCCGTTGACCGAGGCCATCTCCGCTTCTCTCAGATAGGCTTCTCCCCTCTGCTCGGCTTTGGCCACCGTATCCAGGTTCCTGTCCTCAACCTGCCTCAGCCGGTCATAGAGTCGGTCTATCTGCTCCCAGGCGAGGGCATCAACCAAGATGGCCTCATCCTCGGTCGGGTCGTAGCCCTCAACCTGAACCCGGTTGAGCCCCCAGCCCTCGGCTCTATACCTGCCCTCAAATACGGGGTGGGATGAGCCGTAGGCGTAATCGGCGCTGTCGGAGGACAGGGGATTCACCACGTAGGCCTTGTTGCCCTCGATAAAGAGGACATCGGGGACAAAGGATAGCAGCCGGCTGATGACAGTATCGCCGCTGTTATTGGGGTTGATGGTGAAATCGGGATAATAGCCGGTTAGAACCGACGACTGGGACTTCACCTCAAGCTTTAAGCCTACCCTGGCCAGCACAAAGGCGAGGAGCTGCTTGACGCTCATCTCCTGGCTGGTCTTGTTCCAGCGGAACTGGTGCTTGGCCCGCCAGTTCTGGATTAGGCTCCAGCCATCGGTGGCCTGAAGCACCAGGCTGGCCTTACCGCCGGCGCTGATGTGCTCATAAGAATTGAGGGTGAAGGCTGAGCCTGAGCTCGTCTCATTCCCCTGAGAGGTGACATAGCCGGGGCTGAAGTCCAGTTGACCGCCGATGTCAAGGGCAGACAGGTCGCCTTCTCCCGGCGCTGCATACCGGCCGTCATCGTTTCGGAGTTCCACAGCTAGGCTACCCCCGGATGGGTTCAACTCCTCTCTCAGTGACAGGACGTCAGTGGTTAGGTCCAGGCTCTGGGGGTTGAGTTCGGCTCGCCAGACGCCGTAGGGGGCCGACAGCCAGCAGTACTGGCCGTGGTGGGCGATAGCCAGCCCGTGCTGGCTGGAAAGGTCAAACGGCACCGGCTCGTGCCACAGGTTATCAGTAAATTTGGCCTCCGGGACTGAGTATGACCAGAAAGGACGGTTATAAGACTGATTGCCGCTGAACGCCTCGATAAAGAAGATGCGAAAGACGTCGGGCTTATCCATGAAAGCAGTTCTGTACTCAAAATTGCCATCGGATGGGGCGGAGGCAAACTCTTTTAATTCCGACCAGGTTCCGGCGGCGACATCACCACCGTCCCCGTAGACCAGCGACCAGAGCTTGAAATCATCATCGGAGTCCTGGCCAGTGACAAAGAGGTTCCAGTCGCCGTCATAGACGGTGGCCACGCCGGAGAGGTCGCCGGTTGACTTGCCCCAGGCGGCCTCGTCCTCCCAGCTGCCGTCTATACACTTCATCACGTGGAGGGTGGCCTGGTCGGCGAAGAAAAGGGCGGTATCCCCATTGGGCTTGTAGGCACAAGCCAGGCCGTTGATGGCGGTGGTCGGGGTATAGCCCAGGAGCTGGGGGCTTCCCCAGCTGGCCCCGTAGTCGGTGCTCTTTAGTTGATAGAGCTTACGGTCGCTGTTAATCCAGAAGATGGAGGCTTCGGCCCCCAGTGAGCAACAAGCCACAATAACCACATCATACTGGCTGGTGTAGACCCACTGGCTGAAATCGGACTGGGGGCCGGGGTCAGCCACCCTCTGCCGGTAGAGCTTTCTGGAATCAGACGGCGGGGTTATCCTGACCCTGATTAAGCAGCCATCGCCGGGGATGGTCAGGGCGTGATAATAATCGTCTTCGGAACCGGTATAGAGCCTTTCCCAGCGCAGCTTGACCACCCCGGCCTGCTTGTTTGAGGCTTCCACCCTGACATAGGGGACATGAGTGGCCCCCTGCTGGGCGGCAAGCAGTGTCGAGCTAAGTTGTCTCATCGAGTCTTCCTCACCAGAACAGGTGACCCAGTATAATGCCCAGAGCGCCGAACCCCAGGAGCCAGAGCAGGGGGTACTTCCGCTGATTGTCCCGGATAATATAGGTCCAGGGTCGGCCCCCTATCCTGGTCCAGAGCCACTTGTAGAGTTTTTGTATCATATTTACTCCCTATACCAGTGCCGCCAGGGTATCCGGCAGTGGCTTATCCGTCCGGCGGTAGTGGCCGGCCAGGTGCTTGGCTGCCTGGAGTATCTGCTCCGGGCTGGCCTCGACCCTCTGTCCCCGATAGCCACCGGGCGATAGTGCCGCCACCGCCGCTGGCATCCGCTCCCAGTCAACCGTTTTTTCCATATCCAGCCTCCCCTTGAGGGCTCTATAGATGCTCCGCTTATGGTGGGGCAGCTTCCAGGTATCGGGGTTATCCGGGTCGCCGATGATGGCAAAAGCCTCTTGGGGCAGACCGTCTTTAGTCCTGTCTCGTCCTTGTTTAGTGCTCAAGGTGCCCTCCTTATTATGGTCCATAGTCGGTAGCCTTAGACACCGGGAAATTGTAGGGCTGGTATAGCTGGCGGATTCTGACCTGGTTTCTCCTTCCCAGCCTCTTCAGCTCGCTCTTGAATTTTTTTAGCTTCTCGTTGCCCCAGTCGAGGAACTCCTTGGGGGTGCCGCTACCGCCTACATTAACCCGGTTGATGGCGTAGCTCGCCCACTCCACGGCGGCATAGCCCTCGGCGCCGGCAGCGATTATTTCCTCGTGCCTGGTGGGGATGGTAGACCCCTGCCCGTCAAGGGTGTGAAGAATGCCGTAATAGACATTGCAGTTGGAGCCATCGGGGACTTCGCTGCCGAAAAGGGTCAGGGCGTGTCCCCATAGAGCGAACCTCTGATAGTGGGGCGGGAAATTATCTATTGGATACTCCACCGCCTCTACCATGACCCGGTCGGCTAGAGAGGATATATCAATCACCCTGGAGCCGGCGGTGGTAGGCAGGGTGGCCTTGGTCGGCAGCGGCACCGCCTCGGAAAACTCCTTTACGGCGTGGGCGATGTGCTGGTCCAGCTCATCGTTGCTCCAGCGGTAGTTCCCGGCGTCTTCGTCCTTAAGGTCGCGCCGGACAATAGTTCTCATCGTGCTTAAGTCCATAGTTTCATACCTCCCCCCTTGGTCGGCATTTCTATTTTGGCAATAAGGCAATCGGCACCCTGCCCCAGTTCACTGGCCAAGAGGTCTTTGAGCAGCCCCTCGTCGAAAACATTGGCAGCTTCAATGCCGGAGCCGCTTTCACTGCTAGCCAGGGTAGCGGCTGGCAGCGGGGAGCCCTCGACGCCGGAGCCGGCATCAGCGGAGGTCTTAGCCTCCGGGGTTTCCAGTGAAACACAAGCATCCACTCCTGAGCCAGTATCGGAAGAGGTCTTCTCGGTTACTGTCACCTCCCCCTCCCCATAGAGGGACATGGTTCGGTTTCCAATAGTACTAAAGGTCACTGATGAACAAGGGATATGGTCTCCGGACAGATACGCATAGCCAGAATAGCCAATATTGTCTCTCTCTAAGAGTCCAGCGCTCCAATAACCCCCGATGTAGTCACCGGTCTCAACATCCATAGCCAAACCAGAAAAGGTTTGCTTGGAGCCTGCCGTTACACTACCGATAGTTTCGCTGTCTCTAGTAGAAAAAACATTGCTGCCTTCAGCAACAAAGGTGGCCACTTCGCAGTTTGATAGACTGTAATATGCCCACATCTCGACACTGGTAATCGAGCCTGAGGCGTTGGCAGGATTATCATAAAGGGCGTAAGTATAAGCATTGGAGGCATCGCTAGCCCTATCTACCGCAGCAGAGCCAATATCAATATCAGCCATTTCTCACCGCCTGAAATTCCGAGACTCGCTTCACTATATCCTCAACCTTGCTCAGGCACTCCCGTTCGTTGCTCTCGGATAGGTCACCTGGCTCAAACCGCTTCTTGGACTTTAAAGGTCGGGACTTCCATGCCCCCAGAATATCCTCGCCTTCCGCCCAGATGCCAAGGAACTCTTCAAGGCTCTCGGTCATAAGTTGCTTTATCTCATCGTCAGAAGAATTGGCATCGACAAAGACAAAGTGGTTATGAAAGGGGTTATCCTGCCATTCTTTAGGCAGGCTCTCCAGCCAGCTATCATAATGCTCTTGGTCAACTGGAGCGCCTTCGGCATCTACCTCGCCAGGATAACCCTCCTCGGGTATTATCGGGACCTGGATATGGTGTTCCTCATAGCGAGGGTCGTCTGGCTCAAGATAAAAACTAAAGCGCAGTTGCACCTTGCCCTTATGAACACAGCAGCCGGTCGGTTCAATCTTGCCTATCGCCATCAAACTCCCTTACTAGCTCAGGGTAATCGAAACTTCTAAAGTCCAGGTGCCACTTGATTTTGTGCCCAGAGCGTCAACCTTTCTATTGAGGCATTTGCCACTGGATGATTGCTTGACCACCCATTCGTTCCAGGTGTAGTTAGCTTCGCTATCACCAAAGCTGGCCTTAAAGGTCGCCTTCTGGCTGGTGGAAGTGGGATAGCCAGACTCCATACCCTTATAGGTCTTGTTGGTGGCTGCCTGCAAATCGGTTTGGGTAGCATCGGCGGCAGTATTGGAATCACCGACGCCAATTTGGGCATAACTGCTGTTAAAGTGATTAGCCGAATCGCCGCAAATTAAGTCCCACATCTCGTCAATGCCGGTATTGAGCAGGCAGTTACCCTCGCCCTCAATAACCTCATAGGGCTTAAACTGCTCATAGAAGGTCTTTTCTGAGCCACGGTAGGGCTCGATGTCCTGGTGGTATTTGGCTAGCTTATAGCGGCAGAGCCATCGGGCTACATCTTGCTTTTCCATTTTTCCTCCTCTAGGGGAGCCCCCTAAAGGAGGCTCCCCGAAATTGCTAGAATTTAGTCCTTGACCCCGATTAAAGCGGCCGCCTTAATCGAGCTGAACAGGGCCAGCGAGCAGTACCACTTAATACGGGTTCTTGATGCGTCCTTGGTCTCCAGCGAGCCGATTGGCTCCACGGTGATGTGACCGGGGCTGGTCAGGCCGCACAGGGCGCCTTCCCCCATCTGGAAGGCATAGATAGTAGAGCAGTCACCGCCGGTGGTGGCCGTCTCCACGCCGCCGGTAAGGACGTGGGTATCCAGTATCCAGTCGTTGACGCCGATGGGGATGCCGTCCCAGAGCTGGACGAAGTTGCCCCACTGGTCTCTATCGCTCTCCACCATGCTGCCGGCGGCCCTGACCAGAGCGTTTATTTTTCGCCGGGAGCGCCGGCTCATCAGCAGCAGGTCGGGCTTACCGCCCTTTACGGCATCAATAAGCTCGTCCAGCTTGGCCAGGGTAAGGGTAGCTCCGGTACCATCCATGGCGATTACCTGATCGCTGGCGGTGGTAGTATCGATGAGCTTCCTTAAGCCGTCAAACTGCTTGGCGCTTACCGAAGTATCGCCGTAGATGAAGGTGTCCTCGAATTTATCCTTGAGCGCCTTGGCCTTAAGCTCGACCACGGCTGCCTCTAGGTTCTGGATGTTACTGCGGGTCGCCTTGAGGAAGTTATCGACATCGGCGTCACCGCCCATAATCTTCAAGGAAGCCGTTTTCTGCTCGAAGGTTGGCGTCGACTCGGTCCAGGTATCGCCGACATCGTAGAAATCGATGGTGGGCAGGGTCTTTTCCTGGTTGTAGGTCAGGACGTTACCCACAATCTCGATGAAGGGCATTTGCTGAAGGACAGGCGAGTCCTTGACGATAGTCTCCACCACTCCTTGCAGCAGCATATCATTAGACAGTTTGGATGCCTCATCCAAAGTTAAAGCCATTTTCTATCTCCTTTCTCCTATGGCGTATTGAATCTTCTCCT